AATATAGGTACAAGATCATGGATGCACTCAAAGAGTGGGTAGAACACCACATGAAAGAGAAGTCATCAGAAGATCTATGGTATCTGTCTGAAGAGATTCTAATGGAATTATCGGGGCGTGACTCGATTAAGTATAGGATTACTGAAGATATAGTTGAAATTACACACGATTCGGAGGGATGTTAAATGCCAAGAATGTATAGTGCGTCAGGAGACGTAACTGTTGAGTCTAGACCTAAAAAAACTCGTCAAGGAAAGGGTAAACACACCAAATATGCCGCTTCCTCTCGTAATGAGAAACCAAAAAGAAGTAGAGGTCAAGGTAAATAAATAAAAAGGACTCCTATGAGTCCTTTTTTTAATGCAAATGAGGAAAAATGGAAAACAAAATGCTTCGAGAGATAGCAAATGACGTTCAAACTCCAAAAAAACGTGATTCTAAGGTGCAAAATGACCTTTATGAGAATCTAGAAGACGCTGATTTCTACGAAGGTTTGGATTATGACGATCAAACACAAATAATTACGTAAAAATCCTTAATAAATAAAATATATTTCTAAATATTAGCAAAATTTATGCCTGTAGAACGAGTTAGTAGGGGATTTAAGGATCTTAGCATGACATTTAAGTCTAATCCGCTTAATGATGACCTTATTGGGCTAAAAAATGCTAATGCAATTGCTCGTTCAGTGAGAAATATTGTAATGACTTCTCCTGGTGAGAAGTTTTTCCAACCAGACTTTGGTTCACGAGTCTCAAAATTACTTTTTGAGAATATAGATGACATAACAGCATCTCAAATTCAAGAAGAAATTGAATTTTCCATTACTAATTATGAACCAAGAGTGAGTTTAATAAATGTTCAAGTAAATGCAAACAATGATAATGGTACATTTGATGCTATTATCACCTATAATATCGTAGGTGCAGATGTAGCACCACAGCAACTACAATTCGCCTTACAATCAACTCGATAAGATGCCGTTAGTTAATTTTTCTAACCTCGATTTTGATGAGGTTAAGACTTCTCTTAAAGATTATCTCAGGTCAAACTCCGATTTTACGGATTATGACTTTGAAGGATCTAATTTATCATCCATTTTAGATGTATTAGCATATAATACCTACATTACTTCATACAATGCCAACATGGTAACCAATGAAGTATTCATTGATAGTGCTACTTTGAGAGAAAATGTAGTTGCATTAGCAAGAAATATAGGTTATAACCCAAGATCTAGAAAAGCATCTACTGCAACCATCAGTTTTTTCGTTGATTTAACAGGTGTTACCCCTGCTCCCGCAACTTTAACCTTAAATAAAGGTCCAGTAGCATCAACCTCAGGTCAAATAGGAACAAATTCTTATGTTTTTTCCATATTAGAAGACATTACAGTACCTGTTACTACTGATTCTTTAGGAAATGTAACAGCAAGATTCGATAATATTAAAATTCATGAAGGTACTTTAATAACAAATTCCTTTACCTTCTCATCAATTAATCAAAATCAAAAATTTATTCTTCAAAATACAGGAATTGACAGTTCTTTAATGACTGTAACGGTAAAACCCAACTCGTTTGCCACTACAGGTACAAAATATAGTGCTCAAGACAGTCTTTTTGATATTACATCAGGATCTACAGTATATTTTCTTCAAGAAATAGAAGATGAAAGGTATGAACTCTTCTTTGGAGATGATATTTTTGGTAAAAAGTTAGAAGAAGGTAATTATATTACTGCAGAATACATTGTATGTGATGGAGAAGGTGCAAATGGCATTAGTAACTTTACTTTTGCAGGAAGATTATCATATATTAGAAATTCTCAGTCTTATTCTGTGACATCAGGTGTTTCTTTATTAACTACAGACCTTAAATCTTCTGGTGGCGAGACTATTGAGACTGTAGAATCAATTAAAAAGTTTGCACCACGCATTTATGCTTCTCAAAATAGAGCAGTTAGTGCTTCTGACTACGAAACTTTGATTCCAAGCAAAATTTACCCAGAAACTGACTCAATTTCCGTTTTTGGAGGGGAAGAAATGATTCCTCCTCAGTATGGAAAGGTCTTTATTAGCATAAAACCACGTACAGGTGACTTTTTACCGAATTTAATTAAAGAAAATATAAAAACTAAGCTTAAAAAGTATGCTGTTGCTGGAATTGTTCCAGAAATCCTTGATTTAAAGTATCTTTATATTGAAGTTGACTCAAAAATTTACTATAACTCTAATTTAGCACCTTCTGGAGAGTATGTTTCTACTCTAGTTCAAGAAAATGCTGAATCATATGCAGAATCTACTGAATTAAATAGATATGGTGCAAGATTTAAGTATAGTAAATTCTTAAAAGTGATTGATGAGAGTGATGCTGCTATTACATCCAATATCACCACTCTACAGATGAGAAGAGATATGAGAGCAGCATTAAATAGTTTTGCAGAGTACCAAATTGGGTTTGGAAATGAATTTTATATTAAGAGTATGAGTGGATATAATATTAAATCTACTTCATTCCGTATAAGTGGTATTTCTCAAGATATTTACTTATCAGACGTTCCAAATTCTAATAGAGAAACAGGATCAATCTTTTTCTTTACTCTTCCTTCTCCCAATTCTACCTCTCCGACTATTGTAAGGCGAAATGTGGGTACTATTGATTATAAGAAAGGTATTATCACCTTAAATCCTGTTAATATACTTTCTGGTAAATTAAAAGATGGACAAACTATTATTGAATTATCTGCATGTCCTAAATCCAATGATGTGGTTGGATTACAGGATCTTTATTTGCAACTAGATATTAGTAATAGTAATTTTGAAATGATCGTTGACGACATTGCTTCAGGATTAGATCCAGCAGCATCAAATTATACCGTAACATCCAGCTATCACAACGGGAACTTAGTAAGATAATAAAATGCCACAATCTAGAGTTAAGTTTAGCAACATTGTACAAAATCAACTTCCTGATTACGTTCAGGAGGAATTTCCTTTAGTTGCAGAATTCTTAAAAAGTTATTATCAAGGTCAAGAGTATCAAAGTGGTCCTCTAGATTTAATTCAGAATATTGATGAATATATTAAAGTTAGTAAATTAACTAATCTCACTAAGTCTGTAATATTAGACACTGCTTTAAATTATGATGATGATGAAATTAGTATCGATTTAGTTAAATCCCCTCAAGGAACAAGAGGATTTCCTGAAACTTATGGTTTATTAAAAATTGATGATGAAATTATTACATATACTGAAAAAACGAATACAAAGTTTACTGGATGCGTAAGAGGTTTTAGTGGTATTACATCTTATGAAAAAAAGGGAACCACAGATGAGTTAGTCTTTGAAACTACAGATATTGACACTCATGAATCTGGATCTACAATTACTAATTTAAGTGATTTATTCCTTGAACAATTTTTAACAAAGGTAAAACGTCAATTTACTCCTGGATTAGATACTAGAGATCTTCATGATGATTTAGATCAAAATATCTTTATTAAACAATCAAAAGATTTCTATTTAAGTAAGGGTAGTGATAAATCATTTGAAATATTATTTAAAGCTTTATATAATGAAGATGTAAGGATAGTTAGACCTAAAGATTTCCTTTTCACCCCTTCTAACGCTCATTGGAGGGTCACACAAGACCTTGTAGTAGAGTCCATTAGTGGAGATCCAAATCATCTTACTAATTCTACTTTATTCCAACAACCTTATGGCGAAAACATTAATAAATCATATGCACCTATAACAAATGTCAAACCAATTGATGTTGGATATGGACAGACTTACTATAAACTGAGTATTGATGCGGGTTATAATAGAGATATTAGAGTTGATGGTGCAATTTACGGTGATTTTAATGTACAACCAACAACTAGAGTAATTGGTAAGGTATCAGCAGGATCCACTGTCCTTAATGTAGATTCTACTGTAGGATTTGCTGAAACTGGAGGAGATTTATATATTCCTTACTCAGATGGAACTACAGGAATTGTTTCTTATACCTCTAAATCATCAACACAATTTTTTGGTGTAGGTGTAGCAAATGAAGGAGTAAAATTAGATATTAATGATGCCACAACTATTGGAATTAATACTTTTGCATATGGTCAATCAAATATAGATGAAAATAAAACTGTAACTGTTAGAATTAACTCTGTTTTAAATAAATTTAACTATCCTGATAATACATATTATTATTCTTCGGGTGATACTGTTAAAATAAAAACTTTAGGTGTATCTGATACTGGATTTAAAGCAAAAAACTGGTTTTATAATATTTCTCCAACTTATAAAGTTAAAAGTATTGAATTAATAGATTCTTCGGATGATACTTATAAAATTAATTTAAATGTAGATCATTGTTTTAGATTTGGTGATAACGCTACCATAATAGAAGGTACTACTGTTGA